GAACGTAAAGAAAAACTAAATAAACTTTTTCCATATAAAAAACCAGAATGTTTGACGGAAGATGAATTTATATATTTAGACAAGTACTTTACTGAGGGAAAATCTACCGTACATCCAAAAACACAAGAAAAATTACTAAAAATAGGGAATAGAATATTTCATCAAAAAATGTCAATGACAAGTTGTACCTCTTGTTTTAAGAAGAATTTACATGACCAACTATACAAGGTTTATAAAGAATATAATAATGACTGAAGACAAAGGACTAATCAGGAATCGAAAGCGTGTAAAACAAGTCATTGATTTTACAGGTGTACAAAATGGTAAACTACATCCCTCAGATATTGATGCCGTCTTAGAGTTCGATAATGAAGTTCTTATTCTTATAGAAGTTAAATATAAATTCAACAAGATACCAACAGGTCAAAGATTATTACTTGAAAGGATATGTGATTCTTGGCATACTAAAAAATCAGCAGTATTGAAAGTAGAGCATGATTTTGATAATGATGATGTGAATATACCTCTTGAAAAATGTAGAGTATCTGGCATATATTATGATAAGCGTTGGACTTATTACAAAGAGACAAAAGACTTTAAAAAGTTTATAAATCAGATGGGCGAAAAATGGGATTGCAAAAAATGTAAATTCTAAAGTACATTATATCTTATATTTGTTATTTATATATGCCATTACTTAAACCTAAAAAATACGAACAAAAAGCTAGTTTCATGGCAAGGTTCATGAACAATGCTAAAATGATTCTTGAATACCCAGATACCAAACAACGTTATGCAGTAGGTATGGATATTTGGAAAAAGAATTTTATGTAATACTTGTTTATTACGGTTCTTTTATTAACTTTGTAAGTGAATAACAAAGAAATATGAGAACAATACTTTACACATTAATTTTATTTACACTATTTAGTTGCAGTGATAATTGTGATTTAAGCACATATCCTTCGGCACCTTTTTATGATGAACCCTATCATGCAGAGTATGGAGACAATACAGTTAGATATATTTATCTATGCAGAGATGGTTATAATAATGAGGTTTATAATTATTATATAGAGGGTGGATGTTGGGAGTATTACGTTTCATATCAGTATAATTTAAATTGTAATTAAAATGAAAGAACCAATTATCACACTAGACAATGAGATGCATGATAGACATGAGCTCACACAAAAAGCAATTCAAGATAGCTTTTATTATGGCTACTTAGCAAAAGCTTGTTTATCAAGTAGTGCAATAAGCCAACTACTTAAATCGCCATTAGAATATTTAAATCAAATAAACCTGCCTACTGAATCGGATGCATTAGCTCAAGGATATTTATTTCACGCTAGTATATTAGAAGAGGATAAATTCAACGAGTGTTTATTCTTAGATGTTAAGACAAAGGCAAACAAAGAATATAAACTTGCCAAAGAAGAAAGATGGGATGTCTTTACTGTAAAGGATAGAGACAAGGCGTTAAGATTAAGAGATAGATTTTATAATTGTAAACCTGCAAGTGAGCTTATAAAGAATAGTGAGTTTGAAGTGCCTATGGTTGATAATCTAATGGGATACCCTTTTAGAGCTAAGGCAGATGTTTTAGGTCAGTATTTAATAGATTTAAAGACAACACAAATTTGTTCAGCTTTTAGGTACAGTGCCAATAAATATAATTATGACAGTCAATGTTATATTTACTGTAATTTGTTTGGCAAAAGTTATAAGGATTTTAAGTATATTGTCATTGATAAATCACCAACAAATGAAATTGGTATTTTTAATGTCAGCGAAAATTTCTATTTTAGTGGTGAGCAAAAAGTTGAATATGCTTTAAAGGTATATGAAAACTATATTAGAAACGAATTTGATTTAGAAAACTACTTAGTAGAAGACACTTTATAAATGGACAATGAATATTTAGATTACTTAGATTGTTACGAAGACACTCTATTATGTCTAAAGAAAAGAGTAATAACAGAAAACGAAATACCTATACTAATTGAGCAATATGAATTTGAAGAGCACTATGAATGTTGTGGTGCAATATTACACGCTTTAGAAGATTACAAGGCTCAACAAAATTATTTACCATGATTTCACCAAAACACATAATAGAAAAAATAGTTGAATTATCAAGATTAAATATATTCAACAAGACCAGAAAAAGACAATATGTAGAAGTAAGGTCTTTACTAAACCACATTTTATATAATCATAAAAGAATGACTTTATTTAATATTGTTAAGATATATAAGAAGTATGGTTGGGAAGTTAATCACGCTACAATTTTATACTCACTCAGAACTTATGAGGTTCATAAAAACTATAATAAAGATTTAATAATATGGGAACAAAAGATTATTGATAAAATAAATCAAATGGATAATTATACAAAGCGAGAATATATTAAGAGCAAAGTAAATTATCTTAACAATAAAGATGTTGATGAGTTGACTATGGTTATTAGTAATATGGTAGATAAAAAATTAGAGTATGCAGAATAAATATAGAAAGTTACTACAAAAAGAATCGCCTAAATTATATAAGAGTTACGAGGATATTGTTGAAGAGCAGTTTGAGTTATTTGCAAAGAAGCAATTAGATTATGGCATTAGTAATATAAGCACTGGTGCAAATCTAGAAACTAAGGAAGGTAAAGACTTTGCTTTACATGGTTTATGGTTTAGAATGAATGACAAAATAAGTCGTTGGAAAAATCTAATTATTAAGAATCGTAAAGGTAATAACGAAACCCTCTTAGATACATATCAGGACTTAGGCAATTACTCTATTATATGCCAATTAATAAATAAAGGTTTATGGAAGGAGTAAACGAGAACAAAAAGAAAAAAGACGGAAGAGCAAACAACGGTGCTTTAAAAGGAGTTTATAGAGGTCAAGGAAGACCACCAAAGGCAAGAGAAAAAAAGCTAGGTAACTATGCTTTAGGTGCTATGAAAAAAGTATTTGGAAGTGAAGAGAAAGCTTGGCTTGAACTTGCAAAACAGGCTCAAGATAGTTTCCCTCACATGAGATTACTTTGGGAATATAAGTATGGTAAACCAAAAGAATTAAAAGAACTTAATGTTAAAACAGAAGTTAACATCCCTGTAATTAATTTTGCCGATAAAGAAAAAACTATTGATATTGAATCAGAAGAGATAAAAGATGAAGACAATAAATCTAATTAGTGGTGGCAAAACATCTGCATATATTTCTGCTAATTATGAATCAAATTATAATGTTTTTGCTTTAGTTAGAATTGAAGACAATAAGTCTAAATTTAAAGACAAAAAGATAAGGCAAGAAGTAGAAGACAGAATACAAGCACCTTTTGTTGCAACTGCTGAAGATGACGTTATAATCTATACTATATTGGATTTAGAACAATATATAGGCAAAAAGATTGATTGGGTTAGTGGTAAAACATTTGACAAAGTATTAGATACTGCTGGAACATTACCCGACCCACTTAGGAGGTATTGTACAACACAAATGAAATTAGAACCTATATTTGAATGGTGGAGACAAAAGATTAAAGAACCTGCCGAATTTAGATTAGGGTTTAGAGCAAATGAACAAGCTAGAGCTAAAAGAACGCTAGAAAAAACAAATGAAAATGGTTGTTTAGAAATGAAAGCAATAGTTGGCAAAAGAAAAACCAGAAACAAATGGGGAATTATTGAATGGCAAAAACCAGTTTTCCCTTTAATAAAAGATAATATATACAAAGATTCTATTGAAAAATATTGGAAAGACAAACCCGTTAGATTTGCATGGATGAATAATTGTGTTGGATGTTTTCATAAAAATCCTTTGTTAATTAAAAAGATGTATAATAAACATCCTAATAAAATTAAATGGTTTGCCTCTAAAGAAAAAATAAAACACAAAAAAGATGTTTGGTATAAATCAAAAAATTTATCTTTTAGTCAAATTATAAAATGGAATAATCAAACAGAATTATTTGATGATGATTTTAATGAATGTGATTCTGGTTATTGTGGAATATGAAAAAACTTAACTTAAACAAAAAATATCAGGCTCTGTTTAATTCAGATAGTAGATACTATGTAATTACAGGAGGAAGAGGAAGTGGAAAGTCTTTTGCTACAAACACATTTTTAGTATTGCTTACTTACGAAAAAGGACATAGAATATTATTTACTCGTTATACAATGACCTCAGCAGGTATGTCAATTATACCAGAGTTTATAGAGAAGCTAGAGTTAATGGGTATACTTGACCAATTCACTGTTACTAAAACAGAAATCATAAACAATTTAACAGGCAGTTCAATATACTTTAGTGGTATTAGAACATCAAGTGGAGACCAAACGGCAAAGCTTAAATCTATTCAAGGTGTTAGTTCATTTGTTTTAGATGAGGCAGAAGAGCTTACAGACGAAGAGAGTTTTGATAAGATTGATTTTAGTATTAGAGCAAAGAATGTTAAGAACAGATGTATATTAATTCTAAACCCTACTACAAAAGAGAACTGGATATATCAAAGGTTCTTTCAAAACAGAGGAGTTCCTGACGGATTTAATGGCACAAAAGAAAACATTACTTACATTCATACAACTTACTTAGATAATTTAGAACATTTATCAGAATCGTTTGTAAAGCAAATTAATGATATGAAAGTAAGACGACCAGAGAAATATAAGCATCAGATTATGGGAGGCTGGTTACAAAGAGCAGAAGGAGTTATATTTACTCATTGGAATATAGGTAAATTCAATACGGAAATAGATTCAATATTCGGTTTAGACTTTGGATTCTCTGTTGACCCTTCGGCTTTAATTGAAGGTGCGATTGACAAAACTAGGAAAATTATTTGGTTTAAAGAACATCTTTATAAAAAAGGTTTAACTACATCACAAATTTATGATGCTTGTATTAGAAAGGTGGGTAGAAATTTAATAGTTGCTGACAATAGTGAACCGAGATTAATTACTGAATTAAAAACAAAAGAACAAGGATTAAATATAGTACCTACCATAAAAAAGAAAGGAAGCATATTGTCAGGAATTGCATTGATGCAAGATTATCAAATTATTATTGATAGCAATTCAATAAATCTAATTCGTGAATTTAATAATTATTCTTGGAAGCTTACAGGTTCAATTCCACAAGATGACTGGAATCACGGCATAGACGCAAGTCGTTATCTTTGTCAGTACCTACTCACTAGGTCTGTACCTCATGGGAATTACTTTATTAGATAAATTTTTTTATATTTATTTGGTCAGTTGGAGATAATTAACTAAGTTTGTGTATAACTAATAAATAAAACAATGAAAACAAAGAAAGAAATCATTAACAAGCACTTTAAACTAAAAAACGATTGGATACAAAAAAGTAATCAAAATCGTATGTTAGAACTATTAAGTAAACAATTTAAACAAAAGAAATAATTATGAGTAAAGTAAACGCATTTGAGAACGAGATATTTGACCATTACAGAAAAAGAGTAAATCAAATAGAAAAATCAATTAACCTATTAAGAAGTCATGGCTACACCGTTGTAGATTTAGAAGGCAAAATAATAGAAGAAAAAATAGAACAATAATGGAAGACATCATTGAAGAGTTAGAAGCTGAAATAAAAAGTTTACAATACGACATTGAATGGCAAAACCATTATATGAAATACTTAGAAGACAAGAATTGTGAATTGGATAATGAAGCTACAACCTACGCTAATTATATGATGAACTCAACAAAAACCTATAAAGTATGAGAAAGTGTAACAAATGTTCGGCAATAATAGAACAGAAAGGAAAACAATTATTCTGTTATAGTTGCAAAGGGTATAAGATGCCTTACGAAACTTATAAATTTTATTCACTAGCAAACCAATTTGAAAACAAATAATATGAAAGTAAACAGAGTATACAAAACAGTACGCCCAATGAAAAAGTTTGGCAATTTAATAAGGGATTTATTTATGCCAAAGCAATCTAATCATTTCTGGATAAGAGTAAAAGAAATCGCAGAAACTAAAGAAGAAAAAGAAGAGCAGATATTTAAAATAATAGAACTACTAAATAATAGAATAGACATAAAACTATGACACACTTAGAAGATTTAAACCGAATCGAGATTAACCATTTAAGAGATTTACTTAGAAATGTAAAACAAGAGAA